TTTACTTGGTATCAGCACTGATCTCGTCTCAGACGTGGTCAGGATGGGTCGGCTTCTTTATGGAGAGGTGTACACTGATATGTGCACTGCCCTTTTCGAAGGGCCTCTCCTTCCGAAGCATGGGCCTGGTTCAACAGCTGACGGACTTGTTGGTAACAAGAAGTTCGAGCAGCATGTTTGGCCAGAACGGTTAGAGAGGAGCTTTCCTTGCGGAGAGTACCTCTTGCCGAATTGGAGATATCACTATCTCCTCGCCCAAATAGAGTTCGTCCTACCCGAACACGAATTACCTGTGAAGGTAATTGATGTTCTAAAAACGCACGACACACCGCGATTGATTGCGATGGAGCCTACTTGCATGCAATATGCACAGCAGGCTCTATCTCGTCCTCTCGTGGAGCGGCTTCAAAGGGATGGTATCCTTGGAGAGCTGCTCGGATTCGATGACCAGACGCCTAATCAGCGGATGGCTCGACAGGGATCCCTTACGGGAGACCTGGCAACGCTAGATCTTAGCGAAGCTTCCGATCGTGTCGCGAACCGCTATGTAGGGGCCATGCTTCGTTCTGGCGGCATCTTTCGAGATGCCGTTGACGATTGCCGGTCCCAAAGAGCGGACGTTCGTGGAGAGGTTTTAACTCTCTCCAAGTTCGCGTCTATGGGTAGTGCTCTTACTTTCCCAATTGAGGCAATGTTCTTCCTTTGCCTCATTGCACTTGGGATCGAAAAAGAGCTCAGTAAACCGTTGACCAAGAAGACTCTCGCGAGTTTTCGAGGTCAGGTACGCGTCTACGGGGATGATCTCATTGTCCCTGTGGAATATGTGCCATCCGTGATCAAAACGCTTGAAAACTACGGTTTGAAAGTGAATACAGACAAGTCCTTCTGGAGTGGGAACTTCAGAGAGTCTTGTGGTAAGGAGTACTGGAAAGGCGAAGACGTAAGTCTTGTAAAAGCCAGAACAGCACTACCTGCATCACGGTCGGATGACCAGCAGATTATATCGACTGTCAGTACTCGCAATCAGTTTTATCAAACTGGTATGTGGGCAACTGCACAGTTTCTCGACACCGTATTGGAAGGATTGATACCCTTCCCTGGTGTTGAGGAAACGTCTGCTGTGTTGGGCAAGTGGAGTTTCGGCCAACCTTACCAAGTTGATCGATTCCATGGTGATTACCAGAGCCCCTTAGTAAAGGGTATGGTCGTCACTTCCAAAACTCGCCGGTGTGAAACCGATGATGTTTGGGCCCTACTCAAGTGGTTCCTGAAGGAAGGGGACGAACCCTTCTTCGATCCGGACCATCTTGTGTATTCCGGACGCCCCGTCGACGTCAGCATCAAAATTCGATGGGCTTCTCCTTTCTGATTAATAGGAAGTGGAAGTAGGGCACTCCTGGCAAAACCAGGAGTGGTGGACGAAAGTCCACTGGAG